CCTCGTATTCGTGTGGGTCATGAAAAAATGCGCGTGATTTGATTTAAGGAGGTAACACATGGCAAAAGTTAAGAAGAGTCTATTGGGTAATGTGTTTATTGAATCACAACCCAAAAAAACCCGACAGGGATCAGGTCAACATACAAAGTATGCAGCTACGAGTTCTAATCACAAGAAGAAGAGATATAGAGGACAAGGTCGGTGATATGGTGGGGGTCCCTTAGGGGATCCCTTTTTAATGCATAGATATATTAACTGAGGATTGTGATATGGCATGTTTGATTGCTAACTTACCATCAAGAGAAGTTTGGGTAAGGAAAGAATATTTGACTGACCATCAATTTGGTCATGGGGAGTTTGTAAAGGGTGTCTGGGTGTCATGTAAGTCCATTCCAGGACGTGCATTTTACTTTGAGACATATCTCCCTGAATATGCGGCAATGTATGATAAACTACCGATCAGTGCATTTCTATCAGAACCAAAGACACCTGAGGTTGATATGAATCTACCTAACCTACAATTTTGGAATTGTATGGACTATGGTGTAGTCACTGTTCAGAAACAGTTTATTGGGAGTATGGACTTTGAGTGTTATACGAGAGATCATGGTATTGTCAAAGGTGAATACATTTGCACTTTAGATAATTACCATCAAGATCCTGATGCAATTGATTATGCAACATCAGAGAATCCTGCTGAACATAAGTCACATAATCTAATTGAATTGGAGAATGGACAGTTTGCATTGTATCCAAATAATAGAATGAGAATCTATGACAATAGTTTGACACCCGAGGATCCAAAGATGCCAGACTTTAAGGTATCAACTGTTGAGTATTCTGTAGAGAATGGTTTTGATCGTCTTGGTATGGGACGAGAGGATGAATACTTCTGGAAGACCTCTAAGGAACGTCAGGAAGAGGATACAGTTGATATGTACCACTCACAGGATGGACGATATTCAGATCCATAGATAGTAATTATATTGTAATTACAATGGAAGACAATCTGCTTAGAGAGATTAATAACGATAAACAGACTCCAAAGAACAAGAGAGTTGTAAATGAGGATGGATTGTTTGAATCTGAGGAGGATTGTAGTCATCCAGATCATGTATGTAAGTGTGGACAACAAACCCTGTCAGAACACACCTAAATAAAGCAGATTTATAGTATCTGTTTAAGTGCCAGCCGAAAGAATCAGTAAAGCATTTCGTGATGTGAGTGCCACATTTCAGACTAATCCTCTGAATCAGGATCTGGTGGCTCTCAGAAACGAGAATGCAATTGCACGATCTATTCGTAATCTGGTTATGACCATACCAGGTGAGAGACCATTTAATCCAGTATTGGGTTCAAATGTATATCAGTTACTATTTGAAAACTTTGATAATCAAACAGCATTTGCAATTCAAACACAAATTGAGACAACCATTGAGAACTTTGAACCAAGAGTTGAATTAGATAATGTTGATGTCATAGCTGATTTTGATAATCATGAATTTCATGTAGTAATTCGATATCAGATCGTTGGTATTGAAGCTCCAGCACAAGAACTCTCATTTGCATTAGAACCCACTAGGTAAGATGCCTTTAGTAAATTTCAGTAGTGTCGATTTTGATGAGATTAAACAATCCATCAAAGATTATCTCAAATCAAATTCTAACTTTACGGATTATGATTTTGAGGGATCAAACTTATCGACAATCATAGACACGTTAGCATATAACACATATGTCTCTTCATACAACGCCAACATGGTGTCAAATGAAGTGTTTCTTGATAGTGCAACTCTGAGAGAGAACGTTGTATCGATTGCACGAAACATTGGTTATCTTCCTCGTTCTAGAAAGTCAGCAAGAGCAAGGGTAACATTTTCGATCAATGTATCGGGATCAACTGTTGTAGCTGTCACTCTCAAAGCTGGTCCTTGTTGTTTAACATCTCAAACTTTTGCAAACACATCATTCTCTTTCTGTGTCTTAGATGATATTACTGTTCCTGTAGATTCAACTGGAGTTGCTAAATTTGAGAACATTGACATCTATGAGGGTTCATTCCTGACACAATCATTTACTGTCAATTCAAGACTTCCAAATCAAAAGTTCATCTTACCAAACTCTGGTATTGATACAGATACAATTAGAGTAAGTGTTAAGGATAGTGCATCATCGAGTGTTACGAGAAAGTTTCAACAACACAATAGTTTGATTGATGCTGGTAAAGATACACCTCTCTATTTCTTGAGAGAAACTGAGGGTGAGAGATATGAGTTATTGTTTGGTGACGGTGTATTTGGTGTCGAGTTAGAAGAACCAAATGAGATTGTCGTAAACTACTTGTCATGTAGTGGTTCAGCTCCAAATGGTCTTTCTTCTTTCTCATTTGCTGGAAGAGTTGAAGATAATAATGGAAACCCACTAACGAATGGTTTCTCAAGTATCACATTAATTGAATCAGCCATTGGTGGAGATGATATTGAAAGTGTAGAGTCAATTAAAAAACTAGCACCAAACATCTACGCATCTCAAGATAGAGCTGTTACATCAACTGACTATGAAGCATTGGTTCCTAGATTGTATAGTGAAGCTGAGTCCGTTGCATCATATGGTGGAGAGGACTTGGATCCACCACAGTATGGTAAAGTGTTCATCAGTATCAAACCATATAATGGAGTATTCCTGTCAGAAGAGATTAAGAGGAACTTACAAATTCAACTGAGAAAGTATTCCGTAGCTGGAATCATCACTGAAATTATTGATCTCAAGTATCTTTACATTGAGGTTGATACGAATGTTTACTATAATCAAAACTTAGTTGGATCAGCAGATCAAGTTAATAATGCAGTAACAAATAATATCTTAAAATACTCTAATTCTACTCAGTTAAATAAGTTTGGGGCAAGGTTTAAGTATAGTAAATTTGGTAAAATCATTGACGACAGTCATGATTCAATTACCTCAAACATCACTACTATCAACATGAGAAGAGACTTACAAGCTCTTTCAAATCAGTTCGTTGAATATAGTCTTGGATTTGGTAATCGTATTCACATTAAGAGTGAAATTGGTTTCAATATTAAGTCTTCTGGATTTTCAGTAAGTGGTATTAGTGGAACTGTCTATATGAGTGATGCTCCAAATGTTGATTTAAAAACAGGAACTATTTTCTTGTTTAAGTTGAATTCTCCAACTGAACCAGTCATCCTCAAGAGAGGTATTGGAACAATTAATTATGAAACTGGTTTAATCAAGTTAAATCCACTTAATATTATTTCAACTGAAGTAACCCGTGGTTCATCTCTTGTTGAAATTTCAGCATGTCCACATTCTAATGATGTCTTAGGTCCTCGTGACCTTTACTTACAAATGGATAATGTATATTTGAATGTAAATATGATTCCTGATCAAGTTTCATCAGGAAGTGATGTGTCAGGTGGAATTTACACCGTATCTTCAAGCTATTCAAACGGATCACTCACAAGATAAAAAATAATGTCAGTAGATAGAGTAAAATTTCAGGATATAGTTGCAAGCCAACTCCCTACCTATGTCAGAGATGATTTTCCTCTTCTCTCTGAATTTCTTGAGCAATACTACGTTTCTCAAGAGACTCAAGGTGCGACATTAGATCTTTTACAAAATATTGACAAATATGTCAATGTTGATCAGTTGACTGGTCTAAAGTCTTCTACAATTCTACATTCAGACATCAATTTTTTTGATGATGAGATTGTAGCTAATGTTGATGGCAATTTCACTGAAGGATTTGTTGAAAGAAATGGTCTGATCAAAATTGATGATGAGATTATTTCATATGCCACAAAAACTGACACAACATTTGAAGGGTGTGTAAGGGGTTTCAGTGGTATTACATCATATACTTCTCCTGATGTACCCGATAGACTGTCATTTTCACCGACCAGCATTCCCGCAAGTCATAAGAAAGGTGCAACTATCCAGAACCTAAACGTTCTGTTTTTGCAAGAGTTCTTTAAGAAGTTAAAATCTCAAATTAGTCCTGGTTTTGGTGACAGAGATTTAAAGACAAATCAAAAGAACTTTATTATTAATAGTGATAGTTTCTATAAAACAAAAGGAACAGACTTATCATATAAGATTTTATTCAAGGCTCTCTTTGGTGAGACAGTAGATATCATCCGCCCAAGTAGATTCCTTCTAAAACCATCTAATGCTGCTTACAGTGTAACAGAGGATATTGTTGTAAGAGCAACTGATATTGGTGATCCACTTGATCTTAAGAATCTGACATTGTTTCAAGATTCAACGAATGCTCGTGGAACTGTTAATAGTGTTTCTAAAATTCAGTATAACGAAGAAGATTATTATCAACTGAGTATTGACTCTGGTTATGATAGAGACATCAACGTTACTGGAACAAGGTTTGGTAAGTTTAGAGCAAATCCAAAAACAAAACTTTTAACTGGTGTCAGTGCTGCATCTACAATTCTTGATGTAGATTCAACAGTTAGTTTTCCAGAGTTTGGTAATTTGGAAGTTGTTGATATTGATGACAATATTATCTCGATTGCATATACTGGAAAAACTGTAAACCAGTTCCTAAATGTATCTGGTATTTCTAATACACTTGCTGAGAAAATTAATGTAACTCTTGATGATTATTCTTATGCCTATGTTGGCATTGGAACTGATGAAGATATTAGAGTAAAGATTACATCCACACTTAAAGATCTCAAACTTGGTGAGAACTATTATTATAATAAGAACGATACAATCAATATCAAGTCTTTTGGTAGTGAAGATGACACAACCAAGGGTTCTAATTGGTCAATCAACTCCAAATCAAAGTGGCAAATATTGTCACTGGTTCTCATCGATGCTTTAGAGAACAAGTATGATGTCACAACGTATGATGAACATACAATTAAACCAGGATACTCTCTTAAGTTGTCTGATAATGGAGGTGTCACTTCTACAGCTACAGTTCTTGAAATCAAAAGTGATAAATCATTCA